TACCTTGTCCAGTAAAACCTTCTAACATCCCCGCTTGTAAATATGCCCCACCAACTATTTCATTATAAATATATTTAAGAGCTAAAATAACAACAAATGCTATAATAAGTTTTAATGGTAAAGGCTGTTTATGAAATTTGGTTAGAGTTTTTGAAATAAAATTTCCAATAGTCATTATAATTATTATATAGATAATAATAATAATCTATTTTTTTATCGACACCGATAAATAGAATTTCAGGATTTCTTTGTCTTTAATAAAATTAGCGGGACTTAAACTTGTTTGTCTTACGAATTTAGGATTAGGATTAACTAATAATTTTCGTTTATCGAAAGTATTATATTGATGTGCAAAAACTAAAATTGCGTGTCTTGGGTCTAATTGAACAAAAGGTATTGTATAATTTTTTAAAAATTCTTTTTCTTCAGCCATTTCTGCTTCATCGTTATATCTTGTTATTTTTAACAACTCTTTTTTAAATGCGAATGTCCCTGCAGTTGCATGAGAATGTCCATATGGTCCAAACTGAAACACTTTTTCTAAATCATTAAAGTATATAAAAACTACACTACTCCCAGACGCTACAGCTTTGGGTTGAGACATTAAACGAGATACGGCATGACTAACTCTTTTTGGTGGATAATAATCATCATCATCCATATACACTAAAATATCACCGGTGCATTTTTCATGCATATAATTTCTTTTTTTCCCCAATTTCATTTTTTCTTCAACTCTAAAATATTTAACACACGGTATATCTTTAAACAAATCTTCAACACAATCTTCACCATCATCAATAATAATCCACTCCATTAAATCTCTTGGATACTCTTGCGCTAAAAAACATTTAATCAATGTAGGTATAAATGATCGTCTATTATATGTCGGGGTACAAATACTTACTGTTGGACGTCCGGCGTTTCCTGTGTTTACTTTTCTTCTGTTTTTTTTACCCATTATATTAATTAATTATATATCTTTAATTAATTAATATAATATATTATCTTATTCTACGTTTTTTCTTTGTACATCTTCTTCTTCTTCTTTTCTTTGAACATCTTCTTCTACGTTTTTTCTTTGTTCTTTTTCCACGTCTCCTTTTGCCTCCCCTTGACGGTGTAAATGTAAGTTTATTTGGATCTGGTAATTCAATGGCCTTTGGAGATTGAAACAGTTTTTCGGGGTTTGGTGGTAATTTACTAGCCTTTGGAGCTTGAAGCATTTTTGGTGTTGCGAAATATGTTTTGGCTGATTTGATCATTGTTTTGTCTCTTCTGGACTATGATAAAATTTATTACACTGTGTACACCACCCTTTTACAGAAGAGAAGGGCATTTTATTGTTTTTTTACATTTTTTACATATAGAGTAATCCATATACTTCGGGGCCGAACTCATTAATATATATAATAATTATATATTAATTAAATAATTATCTTCTTCTTCTTCGGCTAAGCAATTCAAGATATACTGTTGATTATTATATGAAGCACATTTTGAAATTATTTATATTTTATACCTTTTAAATGTTAAAAGATGTAAAACGATATAAAAATAGTTTATTATATAATAATAAACATGCCGAAGAAGTCAAAAAACGACAAACGCAAGGAGGCCGAAGCCTCTGGCAAGGTCAAGAAGACCAAGCAACAACAGAACGCTGGCAAGTCCCCGTCCGACAAGAAGGCCGAGCAGAAGGCGAAGAAGGCTGCCAAGAGGGACAATGAGGCGTCGTTCTAAACGCTCCCACGAAATAATAAGTTTGTTATGAAGGTGTAAAAAAAATATACTACTTGTAGTTTAATTCTAATAAAATTGAATTTATTATAAAAATTTTTTATGATAAATTACAAATGGATTATTAACAATATTACAAAAATTCCCTTTTGAGGGTTTAGTCTCTTTATCTTGTGCCCCCTTCAATATTACCTTCTTCTTCGGCTTTTTCTTCTTCCACCCAATTGTTTCATTAAATTTTTAGCGTTATTCACTTTATTTACGGTTTTCATTACATTAGCGGCACCTGTACCTCCAACTCCAGTGGCAGCTGCAAGTGCTACGGCACCAAGAGCAGCTTTATTATTAAGTGCCGGATTTTTCGCCGCGGCTTGTAATCCAATCGCCATTTTAGTTGCTGGTTGATTCATTGCCGCCCCTTTTACCGCATCAAATACCATTCCTTGTGCAGATGTAGGTCCTTTAACCGGTTGTGCTTTTGGTGTTGGAGCGTCTCCGCAGGGCGGTTTTAATTTAAAACCATCCTTCCATTGTTCTTTCCATCTTTTTGCCCACCCATCTATTCCATATTTCAAATGGGTATTTCCAGTATAAGACCATTGTTCTTCTTTGGGTAATATAAATTCTTTAGTATTTATGTTTCCGACGGGTGGAGGAGCTTTTGTACTCCATGGTATTACCATTTTAAACGTATTTATAATTACCATTAGAATAACTAACATACCCAGAACATATGGATAACCCACGCCTATTTTTTTACCTAATCCCCACCAATAATCAGAAGATTGACCGCCGAAATTTTTCCAATTGCCACGCCATTTTGGCCCACCTTTCCAAAACATAGGTCCAACTTTAAACCACGCTGGATACATTTCTGCGTTTCCCGCTTGTGCCAATGCTAATAAAACAATAATAGTCAGGGGGATAAAATATTTACTAATTAATTTTTTCACAATATACCATACCGTTTTGTTTGTTTCAGGCATATGACGACCGAATAACCAATAAAACCCGTATGCGGGTAAAACATATGTAGCAAACACAGTATTAAGAGGATGAATGAAGAATAATAAGAATAATCTATAAGCTAATCTCCATATTTTTGCCATTGGGGTCGCAAGCCAGCCTTCTTCAGTATCATCGTGCCACCACATTTTACTGAAAAGCAATCCCATTGCTTTATCTTTACATTCTTTCATTCTAAAACCATCAGCCACACTTAAAACACTCGCATAAATAGCAGCTATAAATGGAATACCTATCATTTTCCCAATAAATATTTGTGCAGCTACCCCAGTTCCAATTAATATAAATATAATAGTTACAATAAATACCCAAAAAACACCAAAAAATGTTTTGAATACATCGCCCCAAGTAGTATTCATTTCTTTAACATTGGGATTTAATGAAGGTGGAATTTTTCCAATTATAGATTTATAAATATCTAAAAAGTTATCAAACATATTTCTTGCTTGAACAAATAAATCACGTATATGATTTGCCCATATTGTATTTGGCATCACAAAATCACCGTCTCCTATATCATCGACGGATTGTGCCATCGTATATGGAAATCCGTGCTTTCTTGTATCAAAAAATCCCATATCACCCATTTCAGCGGCACTTGCCGATTTTACACCTGCGGGTGCTTTGGCGACATAAGGGGGTTTAAAGGGATCTGTACCCGCAACTTGATTCCCACTATATCCTGGTTCTTTTTTAAATTCACTTAAAGTAAGCCATAAATAACTTGGTATCCATAAAAATAATAATACCATAATTAACACATTTAAGAACATTAAAATCGTATTAACAACTCTTGTTCCTGGTGTTCGATTTGGACTTGTATTTGTGCCTATAAATCCTTCTTTTTCTTCTTTTTTCGAATGCCAAAAATGTTCTTGCTTTTTATTTTCTTTCTTCTTCGCGCTGTCGATTTTTTTTTCATTTTCTTTTATGATTTTTTCTGCTTCTGATTCAGTTATTGATTTTTCCTTTGACATATATATTAATTATGATATAATTAATTATTGAATATTAATTAATATATTAATAATTTAATAATTTAGGAGCTAAATATATAATGAGTGATAAATTTTTCACCTTCATAGTATTAATATCAATATTATGGGTGGGTATACATTTGACTACAGATTTAATGAGATACTCTAAAGAATCCGATTTTTTTAACAATTCATTTATGGAAAATTCTTATTGGTCAGGTTATAGTGTTGGTTCTGGTCTTTTTAACAGAATTTTTGGGAGGACGACAATTGTTTTTAGTTAATTAATTATTTATTTGAATAATTAATTATATCATAATTAATATATAATATGTTCGAAGCGGTATTGGAAATTTTAATGAATATTTTTAATCAAACTGTTACATATATTCATAAATTTTGGAAAGTTTTAAGTATTATACTTGTCATATGGGTATTTTATCATTTTTTAGTTGATGGTGAAATTATGCTTAGAACAGGGGAAATGCCAGAAACTTTTGTTACACATAAAGAAAAAGTTTTTAATTCTAATAAATTTGCTCTAATTACATTGCCAAATTTAGATAATTATGATGTAGAATTATCTGTTCCATCAGGACAATTATTACATAATACTGTACAAGGCAATTGGGGATTAGCAACTGACGCAAACAACTCTGGTATGACATTAGGGATATATAGAGATGGATATTCCGCGGATGGTAGTGTATTTAAAGGCAAAAGTGGTAAAAGTTACAAACGTATGTTAGAACAAGGTCCATATGTTATTAAATATTCTATCAGAAAAGGTAAAAAAGGTTATGATGTCAAAGTGTATATTAATGAAAAATTAATTCATAATATTAAAAATGAAGGTGTTCCATCAGGTGATTTAAAAGTTATGGGAACCAATTATGCTAATTATAATGATGAAACCAAAGGAACTGAACGTGGAAGAAGAAAAATAGATTATATAAAATTTATACCAATGGAACAAGGAAAAAAAGAAGGATTCGCGGTTTCATCAAGCATTGTTTCAAGACAAGCAGAATCTAAAACAAAAAATAAATTAAGAAATTACTTTTTAGCTATTAAAAATATGTCGGGTAAACCTAAACCGCACAAATTAAAAAAATACATGAAAAAATTATTTGATGGCGAATGGAGAAGTTTTAGTAAAGCAGCTCCTTTATCATTTTACAAAATGCATGCTGAAATATCAAAAGGTATGTCTTCAAAAGCCGCTATAGATAAATATGCTCAAGAATTAACAGGTGATAAAAGAAAAGATAAATTTTATTTAAAAAGAATGAGTCGCACATTTGCAGGCAAATTATCAAAAGCATTGGGTATGTCAAGCGCTAAAGATTTATCTAAAATGATGTATGATTCTATGGTAGAAATACGATTAATTACATTCGAAATCCCCGCACCTTTTGCCATGCCAGAAGAATCCGTAAAAAGAAGTCAACCCATTTACGCACCAGATCCCGTCCATACTAAACAAACGCAAAAACAATCGCAGCAACAAACACAACAAAACGAATTTATTAATGCCAGTGATAAAATGGATACAATATGTCCAAGAAATTGTATGAAACCAAGAGTATTAAACGAATATTGTGAAAAAGATATTATTCGAATGGCTGTGGGTGGTGAAGATAAATTTTATAGAAAATGCGATTACACATGCAAAAAACGTTCAGATAAAGATTATATAAATTATGACCAAAGTGGTCCAGGAAATCCATATGACCTAAAAAGAGATGGTTGTCGAGATACCGAAGCACATTGTGTTAGTAAATGTAATAAAGTTTTAGTTGAAGTTGATGAAATGGGTAGAGACTTACATTCATTGTCCAACAATTACACAAAAACAGAAGAAACTGTTAATTACACAAAATCCAGATTATTTGCTACAAAACAAACCACCGGATTATTTGGTGTAAAAGATAACAGATTAGGTGGTTCAAAAACCGCTTATAAATCTGATTATAAACCACAAAATCCCAATCCTAAATTCGGACCTATTTATTATGATTCTGTGTGGGAATTCAAAGGTTAAATTTTATCCATTAATAATATAATAATGAATAAAATACACGACTCAATTATAGAAAGTTTATATTTAGTATTTATGTTTCATTTTTTTAAAACCAGTGTGGATTTCAATATATTATCTTCCCCCAAAGGATGGTTATTTGAACATTTAATCGGGGATGAATATGGATTAAGAATTTGTCCCTTTGGTCAAATAGCTATTTTTGCTTTGATATTTATTATAATAGGAAGACATTATTTTGATATTTCTGATAATTTTATATTATTTGCTTTCGTCGCAAGCTTTTTATTATCATTAATGAATTTAAATGCTGTTGTTTATATGTTGCCCGTTTGGCTTGTAGAATTATATAATTATTTTTATTAAAATTGATTTTAA